AATATTGACATACAGAATGTTGGGTCAAGAGGGTCAAGGTCTTACTAATGCCTACTTATACTGATAGGGTTCAAAAGAGTGTTACCTTATATGAGCCGGGACCAATACCTGAAAACCAAGAAGACATGGGTACATACCTTGTAACCGAACTAAAAAGACTTGGAAATATAATATATAACCAAGCCGCATTTAGATTGGAAAGAATTCATGTTCCTCCTGTACGTCCAAGAGTAGGCGATATAAGATACGCTGATGGTACTGATTGGAATCCGGGTAGTGGTGAAGGAGTATATTTATTTAACGGAACTTCATGGTCTAAATTTTGAATGACAGTCTTTTGGTAGTTGACCCTACAGATGTTGATTATGTTTGGGATGATGTTCAGCCTTTAATAGATAAAGCATTAATACATTCTGAAGGAGAATTACTTTCAGAAGATATTTTTAAATTAATAAAAAATGAAATGCAAGTATTATGGGTTGGCATAAAAAATAAAGAATTATTTTGTGCTGGAGTTACCGAAATAATAAAATACCCAAGAAAAAAAGTGTTAAGAATAATTACTTTTGCAACTAAAAGCGGTCACGACTATGAGCATTGGAAAGATTTTATAGAGGTGCTTGAGGCTTTTGGTGCTAAACAAGGATGTGCATCTGTTGAAGCCTGGACTAGAAAAGGTCTTGCAAAAAAATTAGATTGGGATCACGAATACTCAGTAATAACAAAGGACATTAAAATAAAATGGCAGTAAGAACACCAATACCAATATCGCAACCATTAGCGCCCGGACTATTAGCGGTTGATTATAGTCCGTTTAGCACTGAGGCAGGCGCAAGAAGTGGAATGACACACCTTCCCGGTTTTTTAAATTACAATAAATTAGTTGGATTAGTTGGTTCATCTCCAGATAAAGCACCTGATTTTACAAGCCGTAAAGATGAATTTATTTCTACAAAAGGCGCTCCTGAACCAGTAGGATCAACAGGAGCAGGACTTCCTATGCCAGAAGTTGAAGGATATAAATATGTATATCCTAGATATGAATTTAGAGGTGGAAAAGATACAGGAGTTTATGTAGAAACAGGCACAGAAGATGATAGAGATGCTTATGATTATTATCCATATTTTCCAACAGGAATATCTACAGGAAGGCCGTTTCTTGTAGGCGTTAGATTAGTGAGGGAGTAATATATGTCAGGAGGAAGCCAAACACAGTCAACTCGTACAGAGCCATTTGCGGCGCAAATTCCTTATTTAGAAGCAGGTTTTGAACGAGCAGAAGATTTATACACTTCAGGTAGAATGACTCCAGCGTTTTACTCTGGAACTAGAGTTGCTCCATTTGATCCTGCTACACTTGAAGCGCAAAGGTCTGCACTTACATATGCAACAGGCCCACGCCCTGCAAATTTACAGGCAGGAGCAGAAACTACACAGTTGGGTGGATTACAGTACGGTAGAGATTTAATGGATTATGGGGCTTCAATGAGAGGCCCAATGACAGCATCTCAGTATGCAGGTCTAACACCATTTAGTGATGCTCAGTTTTCTAGTTTGCTTAGTGGGGAAGTAGATACTTCAGTATTTAATCCTCTTGCTGATGCTTACAGAAACGAGGCTATGAGCCAGTTAACAGGAGAAATCCTTCCGGGTATACGATCACAGTTAGTTCAGTTTCAACCCGGAGGTAGCACTAGAGGAGATATAGTTCAGGCTAACGCTGTAGCCGCCGCCAATCAGAGAGTAACAGATAACATTGGTAAAGCCATGTTTGACGCTTACAATCAAGCACAGGGCCGTAGAATGGGCGCGGCACAGATGGGTCTTGGCGCTCAACAGTTTGGTCAACAGCAGGGGGCCGCAGGCGCTGGTATTGGAACAAGTTACTTAGGGCAATATCCTGATGTAATGTCTGCTCCTTTAACTAACATTGCCGCAATGGACAGAGTTGGTCAACAGCGTCAGGCTATAGAACAGCAAGGAATTCAAGCCGCGCTTGATAGATATGCTTATGAGTCGCAACTGCCAACAATCGGATTGCAGAATTATCTTGCGGCTATATCTGGAGACTATGGCTCTAATGTTACTTCTACTGGCCCTGCTGGTCAGAGTCCAATTATGAGTGGTCTTATGACTGGATTAGGAGCCGCATTTGGTGGGCCTCTCGGCGCGCAAGCAGGTAACTTTGCAAGTGGCTTGTTAGGTTAATAGGAGAATAATATGGCACAATTTACAGGAACATTACCAGCATACTCTATAATGAATACAGGACCCGGATTACCTTCTAGGCTTGAAATTGGAACTGAAGAGTATAAACGCCGAAGAGAAGAAGAGGCACGACAGGAGCGTTTAAGGCGGCAAAGAGAACTAGAGTCACTACAGGGTTATGGTGCTAGAGGTGGATTTGATCCTTTAACTAAGACTATAGAGATAACTCGTCGTTTAGAACCAAGGTATAGAGGCCCACAATATGGCAGGGGAGGAACGCCTACTAAAGAAGAACTTGAAAGACAAATGATTATGAATAGAAGTAGAGCAGGTCTTCTTAATCTTATTAATCAAAACGCAGTTCCTTCTGGAGCGCAGTCTGGAAACTTTGGAAACATGGCTAAAAGAGAAGAAGAAGAAGATAATCCATATGATAGACAGTTCTTTGGAGAACTTATTGCAAACGCATATGCCGCTTCTTTAGGAGGCAAGCCACCTACACCTTATGCTCAAGGCGTTGGAACATTAAGAAACTTTACGGCATTGCCGTTTGCGTAGGAGATAGATAATGGCAGTACAGTTTATACCATCACTTATAAATTTAGGGGCTAGAGGTTTGTCTGCACTAAGATCAGCAGGTCGGTATGCAAAAGACAATAAAATTAAAACTACAGCAGGAACTTTAGGTGCTGGAGGTCTTACTTATGGATTGCTTAGTGATGATGATCCTGTTGTTGCAAATCAAATTAGTGATATACAACTTCCTACAACAACAGTAACAGCGCCAAGAGAAGTTCCTTATGTTCCATCATCAAATACAACCAGTCTTGTTGATGAAGCAAGGCGTCAAAAACGTCAAGCAGAAATAGTTCAACAGGCTATATTTAGAAATAATATTCTTAATACTATTTATGGCAAAAGCAATTATGGACAATCTGTAATAGATGATCTAGCAAGAAAAGAAAAAGCAAGAGGAAATGTCCGGGTAGCAATGCAACTTGAAGCAATAAAAAATAAAGATGGAAGTATGCCGGATAATGCAAGAACTGTATATAATAGATTAATAGCAGAAAATATGGACCCTGAAATGGCAAGTCAATATGCAGGAATTCCTTTGCAGATGAGCAAAACTGAATCCGAAATAATGGAAAATTTCCAAACAGGACAGCCAAGTGTAATGGATACATTAAAGCCAGAGTATCAAATTGCTCAGGCTCAAGGAGTGTATGCAAGCGGTAATCAAAGCCAAAAAGAAAAAGCAGTAGAACAAATAATAGGTTTAATAACTTCAGGAGCAATTGACTTAAAAGATGTTGTTGCTGGATTTGAAAGACCATTAACAGACCGTGAACTAACTAAGATTGCTAAACAAATTCTTACAGGAAAAGTAGGCGTAAGTGATACCGGAGTGGATACATCTGATATAGTTTTAGGCATAAATTAGTGGCAGAATATAAATTCTCATACCAAGGGAAAACTCTTACGGCTCAAGTTACGGATAAATTTTTTAATTTATCGGATGACGAAAAAAAATCATACCTTGCGGCTGGTTTATCTAAAAAATTTGAGACTAAAATACCAGATAGAGGTAGCGATGACAAAGGCTTATTAGATTACTTAGCACTACTTGAGCGTCCTTCACAAGCGTTTAAGGTAGGAGCAAGGGAAAGTAAACTAGGTAGTGATATATATAAGGCTCTTGGTCAGGTAGACTTGACTCCAAACGAAGGATTCTTTGAAGGTTTTAAGGCTGGATGGATGGGTGAAGATGAAGTAAGAACCCAAGATTTTCTTCCAGAAAATATGAATCCTATTACCAAAGGTATACTTGGTTTTGTAGGTGATGTTGCTACTGATCCTCTTACATATGTAGGGGCTGGTGCAGTCCGTACTATTGGTAGAGGAATGGGAAGAGTAGGAGAGGCTACAGGAGTTAATGAAGCACTTCAACAGGCCGGAACTAAAGTAGCAAACCTTAAGTTTGGCGAAGCACAACGAGGATTACCTGATCTTGCTAGGGCTTTTAACATCCCAATGGGTGAAGGCAAGAGAGTTAAAGGTATTTCTGACCAAGCAGACGAAATACTTAAATCTTTTGAAAGAGAGACTGCTGAAAACCTGCCTCCTCTAATGCGCTATTTTAAACGAAGAGCCAAGGACACTGGGGTAGCATCAAGCAAACTAGAAGCGACCTTTAGAAACGCTATGGAGCGTCCTAAAGAGGTATTAGAGCCTGCTTTGTATGACCCTAATACAGAGAAATTAATTAAAGAAGGAGTTTATGGCGATTTAGTGGCATTATCTGATGATGTTGCCGAAGAACTTGGCGCTGAAGGTGTTGAACTTCTTGATAAATGGGCAGGAATAACTCAAAGGTGGGTTGATATATCTGAAGCCTATGGTATGCCTATAACCACAATTAAAAGTAAAGGTTATTTCCCAAGGCAGGTGACTCCAGAAGGAAGAAAGTTTCTAAAAAAACAGGCTGATGCCGCATTTGATGTAGATGAGTTTGGAGAACCTGTAAGGATTGGTGGTGGGTATAGAACCAGAAGAACAGAAGAGTTAAGAGAGTTAGGAATTGACGAAGCCAACGAAGAAATGGCTAAGTATCAAGCATTGCAGGTTGCAAGTTTAGGTAGGAGATCAAATCCTCTTGATAAGACTTACGAACAACCGCCTCTTGTTAGTGAAATGCCTCCGTTTTTTCAAGAAAGTCCTTTTGTTGCGCTAGGTATGAGGTGGAGTAGACAAAACAAAGCAATACAAAGGAAGTGGTTTATAGATGAAATCACTGATAATTACGATGCTACTATAGGAAAAACTACTGGTAACTTATTTGTTCCAGAAAAAGGAATTGGCAAGTGGGTTAGTCAGGATGAGAAAGGTAACTATCTAGAAAGGGTTCGTGTTGCTGATGTTGAGGATGGCCTTGATATAACTAAGCCTTCTCCGTCTGCTCTCGCAACTCCGGGTGCTACAGGTGTTGATAGAGCATTTAGCAAAGGTTATTCTGGTTATTCTCTTAAAGCATTTGAAGATAATATAGATGATTTCGCTAAAGTAAAAGGCATTAATCCTATATTTTTATCTGATGAAATATTAGATCAAGAATGGCGTAAGGTTTTTGACCAAGAGTTACAGAAGAAAGGTATATTTCTTGACCTGCCTAGAGGAACACCAGCGTCAACTTCTTCAAGAGTTAGGATTACTGACGATACCTTAAAAGACCTTGGCGCTGAGTACGTTGAGGCAGGTAAAATAGCAAACAAAGCAAGAGAAGTATTTAAAAATAAAACTAGACTAGAGTTTCGCGCTCCTAAACAAGTAGCAAGACAGATAGAAGATCAAATATCTTTGATGGCTGGCGATATTCGTGGGGAAAAAGAACTGTCTAAGTTCCTTAAAATGTATGATGACGTTCAAAATGCTTGGAAGGCTTGGACTTTGGGTGTAAGACCTGCATACCACACAAGAAACCTTGTAGGAAACTTTTTAAACGCTTATAATATTGCTGGCTTTGGGGAGAATATACCACAAGCAGTTAAGATTATTGGTGCGGCGGCAAAACTACAATACTATGCTAGGTTTAAAGGCAACAATGCTCAAAAAGAACAGGTTGTTAAAAACTTTAAAAACTTAAATATACCTCTTGGCAAAACTAAACCAATTGTAGACTCTGAATGGACTAAACCTAACTATATGGACACTGGTTATTCCATGAAAGAGATTTATGATATGGGTGCAGGTAGAGGAATACAGGCTGGGCACTATACTGCTGATAACATTAGAGATGTAGAACGTGCAAGAGAAGCGGCGGCAGGTGTAGGCAGTAGAACTGCTAGAATTATTGGAGCAGAAAACCCAGCAGTGCAGGCTGGTTTTGCTTTTGGTGGAACAATTGAAGGTAACGCAAGGTTTGCGGTATTTATTGATAAACTTAGAAAACTAAAAAAAGGTGACAAAGACGCTAGGTGGAATTCTCCAGACGGAACATCTGTGCCTGTGTCTCAAGCAATAAATAATCAGAAGTATCTTAAGACTGAAGCCAGAAGAGATTCCAGAGGCAAACTTGTTACGGTAAAAAGACCATACACTAAACAAGAAGTGCATATGGACATTGCCGCTGACACTGTAAAGCAATCACTGTTTGATTATGGAGATGTATCTAAGTTTGAAAGAGATGTTTTCAAAAGAGTTATGCCTTTCTATACATGGACAAGAAAGAATATACCTGCTCAACTTAAACATTTAGTTCTTAATCCACAACGTGCAGAAAAAATTGCTATTGCTAAACAGCAGTTTGAACATGAAAGTGGTGACCTAGATTACTCTGACTATGGGCAGTTCTGGGGTGATAGAGTACCTGTATTTCTTGGAGCAGAAAGTGAAGGAGTTGTACAAGCATTTACCTTGTTGAATGTTGTGCCTATGGCTGACCTTCAAAGGTTGATTAAACCGGGGCCGTTGCTTGCAGAAATGACTTCACCTAGTATTAAAGCGCCTCTTGAAATACTTGCAAACTATGACTCATTTAGAGAAAGTAAAATAGCAAAGCAAAAACCTTTTACTGGTGAGGTTAAAGATTTCCTTGGTATAAATCTATCTCCACGCTTGTATCATTTGGCGCAGGTTTTGGTTCCTTTAGCAGAAATTAATAGGCTTAACCCTGCTGGTGTATTTGGTACAAGAACAGAAATGGAAGAGTACCCCGGAAGGTTTGAATCTACTAGAGCGTTTGGTGGCATAGGAGCATCTAGAGAAGCAATGGTTGATGCGCCAGAAGCGGCAAGATGGGTAAGATTCTTTTCTGGATTTACAACCTATGATGTAAATTTAAGAAGGCAAAGATATTTTATGAACAAGAATCTTAAAAATGATATAGCAAAATTATTAGGAGCAATGAAAACAGCAGGTAGCAAGGGGCAGACCACAAGATACGAGAATCTAAAAGAGTTGTTAGAACAGGTCATGCGTCAAGAAATAACCGACCCAATGAATTTAAGATAATGAAAAAACTATTACTAGCATTAGCCTTGGTTGTGTCTCCAGTTATGGCACAGAAACCTCCGATAGGTATCAAACCTGTAGCGGTACAGATGCAGTTGTACTGCGCTGATTCGTTTGATTTTTTAATGAACGTGCTTGCGGCTGACTTCAAAGAGTATCCTATTATGATTGGCTACCTTAAAGAAGAGCCTAATAATTCACACACCTTTATTTATTTTGTCAATAAAGAAATGACTACATCAAGTTTAGTTGTATCGAAGAAAAGCGCAGACAGAGAGCAAGCCTGTATAATCTGGTCAGGTAAATCACCTAGCGGAATGGCGTTTTCTGTAAACCCTAATCCTATGTTTGCTGACGAACTGTGAGCGACGAAGAAACTGTAAAGTTATCTGACAAAACTACTGTTGGATTACCTTTAAGGAATCTAATTGGACTAGCATCAGCCGTAGCAATTGGAACGTGGGCTTGGTTCGGGCTTCAGGAGAAACTAAACCAACATGATATGCGTATCCAACTAATGAGAGCGGAGGTAGATAGCAACTCTGAATTCTCTCAGCAGTTACAGCGTGGTGAGATTAGTACAGCATCTTCTCAGGAAATGTACCTACTTCTTGAGCATACTAGCAGACAACTAAGCGCATTAGAAAAGTCAGTAGCAGATGGCAAAGCGGTAAGCATAAACAAACAGCAAGAACTTACTCTTAAATTTTTAGGTGATAGAGTGAATACTCTTGAAGATAAAATTGAATCTATCAGAGATAAAATGGCAGAGATGAAGGCTAATGGCAATGGAGCGCATTGAATGGAAACATTATTTGTATTAGTTCTTTATATGAATGGTATTGCTAAAGAATACATGGCGTATTGGGAAGATCCAGTTACTAAGGAATGGGTTGAGATGGGACTGCCCGGATGTCTTGCTATGAAACGTACCCTAAAAAGGCAGGGATGGCACGACACTGATGGTGGTAGGTATGCTTGCGAAAAACGCACAGTAGAAACTAGAATAGATTGGGAAGGCAAAAAAGTTATTGCAAGGATTATTGATGGCGGCTAAAAGACAAAAAGCAATACCCAAAACAACTAAAGGTAAGGGTGCTAACTTTAGAAAAACTAAAGAAGGCGCAGGTATGACTGCAAAAGGTGTTGCCGCTCATCGCAGGGCAAACCCAGGTTCTAAACTACAAACTGCTGTAACAGGCAACCCAAAGAAGGGTTCTAAGGATGCCAAAAGAAGAAAGTCTTATTGCGCTAGGTCAGCAGGGCAGTTAAAAAGATCAAGTGCAAAGACTCGTAACGATCCTAACTCACGAATACGTCAAGCCAGACGAAGGTGGAAATGCTAATGGCTAAAGGAGTACCACATTATTTTAGAGATGGCACTGTTCATAAAGGTGGCACTCATAAAATGCCTAATGGGAAAACCCACTCAGGTAAAACTCACGGCAAGACTTCAAAGCCTTTGTTCCATTTAAAAGACTTGTCAAAAACTGCACAGAAAAAAGCAAGGAGAAAATAATGTACGGAAAAAAACCTTATAACAAACCTATGAAAATGAAGCCTACAAAAAAGAAGCGTAAATAGTAATGGCGCGAAGAGGGCTTTACGCCAATATACATGCTAAACGCAAACGAATTAAAGCAGGATCAGGAGAAAAAATGAGGAGGCCGGGAAGCAAGGGAGCGCCCACGGCAAAAGCATTTAAAAAATCTGCTAAAACGGCGAAGAAAAAATAAAACATTTACAAGCAAAAATGGGAGGATAATGAACAGCATTGGTGATAACTCAGAAAGCACAGGAACAATTAAACGCATTGCTAAAATCTGGAGAGTGTTTAGAGATAGGTCTAAAGAGTGGTGGATGCAATGGCCTTATGATAACTTTGGAGAAAATGAACTCGACAGGTATTACAGAATTGAGCATTGGAGAGAACACCAGATTCGCAGACAAGACATCGAAAACATATTTACAAGGCGGTAATCTTGACTACGAAGATAAAGGATTTTCTAAAAGATTTGTGGTTAACCCAAGTGAAAGTACAAGAAGATGCGGATGTGGTGACAGCATCGCTCTTCCATAGATGTAATAACTTTGTAATATTCAGGAGATAAGGATGAAAGAAAAATGGAAAGCACTACCAGAAAAAACAAAAATGTACATCATAGGTGGCGTAGCCGTGCTTATGTTAGCCTCTGCTATCTGGGGATAGCGTTAGGAGTCATAGGATGCGGGACGATCAAGAAGGCAGGAGTAGTAGCAACTGGAGCGGCTGTGGGTGCTACTGCGGGTACTGTACTAAGTGGGGGTGTGGCTGCACCGATAGTGGGGAGCATGGCAACTGCTTTTGTGACAGATGTGGCGACCTCGACAATGGAGAATGTTGGTGGGAGGAATACTGATATGAATTGTGCACCTGATAACTTCTGGAGTTTGCTTGGCTCCCTCGCAGAAATGGGAGGTTGGTTGCTTATATTGGTGGTTATAATTCCCATGGTGTTAGGATGGTTTTTACCCGGACCTGTTAAACTAAAAGGCAGAGAACCTAAACATCCTAATCCACTTATGAGATGAAATATTTATGTATGTTATTTGGGGTGATGTATGCTTCAATAGCACAACCTGATATCTATGGATCAAGAGCAAGTTTTCTTTTGCACAATGAT